TGGAGACCTTTAAGCTCATCACGAGCAACGGCTTCTAGATTACCACTGCTTTTAAGGTATTGAAGATAATCTTCGATATTACCAGGACGTTTGCTCTCAGCCCATGCTTGACGAATAATGGCTTCGTGTTGTGCGGTATTATTGGGAATTACCTCGATTTTACTTCTATCGGGAATCTCATTGTAACCTTCTAATGAATTGTTATTAGCAACCCAATAATTGATAACATCATCGATGAAAGGATACTGCTGTTGAATAGAATTAAAAGCAGTTCTATAATTCTCTTCGCGGTTAGCTTCAACCACTCCGTTAATATAAGACTTAATACCTTCAATACTATTCTCAAATTCAACAGGATTACCATTTTCATCGGAAAGGTCAATACCGATGGCTTTTTGAATGTTAGCCAAATTGATAGCATCAGCATCTTCATCATCATCAACAGTTTCAAATTGAGCAAGCCATTCTGCAACTTCGTTACTAGACTTAAAGATGTTATTATCTTTATCCAACAAATTACCATTGGCATCGACAGTATAACTATCTTCACCAACAGTTACTACAGAACCTTCTTTTAGAGATGAATCATCAGATTGTCCATCACCGTTAGGTTTATCTGATTTATCATCCGAGCTATCACCTTCTTCTCCCTTTGGGTTGATATTATTGTTATTTTCCGAATTAAGAACAGAAGGTTCTTTAGCATTGTTGTTTTGATTTACATCATCGAGACTAGTAGTCGGTTCTTTAATAGGCTCGTTAGTGTTTCCACTATTATTGTCAGAGCCAAGACCAAAATCAAATGTAGGCATATTAGTGTTATTAGTTGATTAGTACTACTTTGCAAATGTATATCTTAATCAATCATCAACCAAAATAACAGCAACAATAAATCATATAACACACGATATTATATACTGCTCTTGATGATATTTGATTTTCAAATACTCCCCCGTAGAGTGATGTTCGATTCTCGACCTTGCCGAGCGTAAGGCCGCTAAAAATCAAGCGATTGTGAGCGAAATATGATGGCCTTACACGCAAAAAATCGCCTTACTCGTCGGCCGATAAGCACGAACGAATAAAGCGATTTTTCATACACAATTACTATAATCAGCGTCTATATTTTACTTAGTCTTATTATTAGGTTTTTTACCTGTGAAATCATACTTGTTTTTATTCATTCTAGCAATCTGGACTTTAGAATCAATATCTTTCTCTTTGACCTCTCTATCTTTCTTTTTATTATAAGCATCAATCATAGTCTTATCTCTATCAAGTTGAATCTTTTGTTTTTCAACATCAGAGCGATAGTCGTTAAGTCTATCAATACCTTCATTCTTAACACTCTCATCGATACCATTTTGATAACTAACCATGTTGGCATCGGCACGAATAAGTTCGATTTGAGAATCAATATAACCTTCGAGTTCTTTTGTCTTTCTGTCTTCTTCTCCCTTAGCAGCAATCTTTTGAAGTTCAAATTCTTGCTTCATTCGAGCAGTCTCTTGATCCATCTGACGAAGATTCTCTTCTTGTGCTTCTTTCTTAGCATTAAACTCTTTAATTAGCTTTGTAATAGAAGAAATATTATCACCTTCAATAGCAGCAATAGACATCATCATATCTCCATTCTGGGCGGCACTAAAAGCAAACTGCTTAATAGATTCAAGTTTCTCTCGTTCAATAGCAGAGTTCTTAGCACGAATAATATAATCAGCGTAAACATGTTTATCAACATCAAGACTAATATATTTTAGCTGGGCGTGTTCTCCTCTATAAGAAGTATCTAAACCATCAATCCAAGCAAGTTTAGAATAATCCATATCACGAGCATAATCTTTTTCCCTAAGGATATTCATAATAAATTCAATAACAACAGAACCCATGGCTCCGCGAATTACAGCTTCTTGAGTTGTAGCTTTGCCAGCATAGTTAGCAATTTCGCCATAACGTTGTGCAGTCATATCAACAGCATTCTTAGCAGACATCTCAATTTCTTGTAGTAGAGTTGATAAATCTCTAAGATATTCACCAATGCTACTAGAAAGATAACGAACTTGCTGCATACGCAACATGCCGTGATCATCAGTATCATCAACATAAAGAACGCCATCGGCAATCATTTTATACAGAGTATCTTCTGGATTCTTACCCAAAAGAGATTTAGCAATCATAAGAACATTAAGTTTATTCTTAGCAATAACCATTTCTCTATGATAAGCAACTATATTATAAAATACTTGATAAGGAGAAATAATATCAATAATAGAGAACCTACCAAAACCAGGAAGCAATTCGCTAACACCATTATACGGAAGTTTACCGCCACGGTTATAAGCAATAGCTCTGGCTTTATAAGGATAGATAGCATCATATCGACCGCCGATACGAACACTCTCATAAACTTGAGGCTCATAGATATAATCAATCTTAATATCTCCAGCGGCTTTATTAAGTTTATATCCGTCTTCCTCAATACGCTGGTCTAACATACCAGTCTCATTTACAAAACTAACAACAGCTCTACGAACTTCTCCTCTCCAAACTGCGTGCCAAACATCATAAAGACCTGTGGAATTATCTCTTTCAATAGCATTTTTATTTCTAAAGAACTCTCTATCCTTATCATCGAATTTATTACATACATCAGGAAAATAGCTTTCATATATAGAATAACTAAAACCAGGATTAGAAACAGAAGATGTAGCATAATACTTATTGAGGAACTCTAATTGTTTATCATCAAGATACTCATCAAACTCATCAATGATTTGTTGATAAGTCATCTTACGACGACAAGCAAACATATCATCATCTTCTCTAAATTGTTCATCTGTAATAATAGGGAAAGCATCAGCAACCATGATATTTCGTTTAATAAGTTTATTACCAACTACATCGCCATAAGTATAACATTCTCCAAAAGTAACATAATCAAAATAGGCGCGAGCATAAAACAATTCATCATTAGTAATATCTTTAATAACATTGAATATCTCTTGACCTTGAGCAGAAATATCATCTACATAATTCTCATTAAACTCTTTAATGAAAGCCTCAGCATCAAATTGTTCAGAAGGATTAAATTGATTAGGGTCTCCACCACTCTCAATATATTGCTGATAATCTTGTTCAATCTTAGCAGCAATCTTTTGCTGAACAATCTCATAAAGCTCTTGTCTAAGTTTAGCATCTCGAGCAAGCATTACTTCTGGATTATTAGCACCAACAATAAACAAGTTAGGAGCTTTAATGTACTCACCGACATATCGTCGAATAACACCTTTAATCAAATCATAATTACGAAGAGTAGCAGGAAAGCGTTTATATTCTTCTTTAGTAGCATTATAAGGATTAAGGATTTTCTTATAGTATTCATCTGGGATATTACCAGCAAGAATACTATATCGTTTATCTAATTCAGTAGTATCTCGACAAGCCATACCTTGAGAGATAACAAAATCGCAACAAGCGGCAGCCCAAGCATCATCTTTTTGACTATTGGGAATACGTTGTCTAGGAAACTCCTGGTCTTTCAAAATAATAGAGGGTGACATATTTGTTTGTTTATATTGTTATTAAAACCATGGACGGTTAAGAATATCATGTTCGTCGAGATTAGAACCATCAAGAGTTTTACGATGATCAAGTTCTCTATTATTACGAAGACTCATAGCTTTCCATTCAATACCTCTAAGAAGCATTTCAGAAACTCTATCATAGTTACCTTTCTGCGACCACTTCTTTAATTCAAGAATAGATTGATAATCGTATATACGATGAAAATTTCTAATAGGATTGCCATGTTCATCTCTACCAATCTCTTCATACAAAAATTCTTTAGTAAGACGAACAGCATCTAGTTTATTAACATTATTGATATTAAAACCATAAGTAGAACTAACACCTTCTTTGTTAGTATTATCCCAAACAAATATAGGTTCATAAGAAAGATACTTAAGAGCCTTCCATTTTCTAAAGTTAGAAACAGTCTCACCACGGTTTGTTTCAACATTAGTAGTACCAACACAATTATAAAACACAGCAAGATAATAGCAAATCTTATCAGCCTCAGCTAATGTATCAGGTCTACCATAATAACTAGCAACAAGTTTCTGCTTAAACCCGTTAAGAGGGTGAGGATTCATCCAAACTTTAATACTATTATGAGAATGTTTTAGAGTAATCTCTTCTTTAGTTTTATCAACTCCAACAGGATCATAAGTAATACTATAAAGTCCTTCTGGAATAATCTTTTGATTACCTACTTCAACATACTCAGGAGGAAACCACATTCTAATACAACCATGAGGGTCTTCATGAGACTTACGAGGAACTCCTTCAATATAATCATAGAATTTCTTATTGGCCTTAGCAAGAACTTTATTAGAAGTAAACACAGGTTTATTATTAACCATACTCAACATACCATCAGTATAGAAATGTAAATCTGTATCTACACGAAGTCTATCCTCCCAAGCAGTAAGTTCTTCAGAACTGAATATATTTTCAGAAGCACTACTAAAACTCTCGGAAGGAAACAGAGCATATTGACCAAGATAATTGATATAATCACTATATCGTTTTACATTATCTTTTTTATCTTGACGCTCTCTACGGGCGATTTCCAGACCAATAAGCATATTACTATTACCATCTTTATCTACACCTTTAATACCATCTATCTCACCTTGAAGACCCCAACAATAAGGCTTAAAGAAACCACAAACCTCATCACGACTATCTCTATCCCAAACATTTTCAAAAGGCATAAATCCATAAGACTTCGGGTCATAGAATACCATTTCAAACATCTGCATATTACCAGAAGTAGCTGTACCCCAAGCACAAAGAAAACCTGTGGTATAAGAACCAGTAGTCATTGCAGGTTGAGTAACAGTAAGAAACTCATCGAAATTTGTCATAGTAGACACCTCTTCAACATTAACTTCAATAGCATCTTTACCGATAGCGCAGTCTGGATTATTATTAGCAGAAACAGATATAAGAGAAGCTCCCCAAGAATTATCTGCTTCAACACCATTAGTAAGTTTATAACCAAGTCTAAAGTCTTTCTTTACAGAACTAAGAACGCCACGAACAAAAGGAGTATTCTCTTCATAGAACTTTAGATTGTTTACTGCAAAGTCTGTAAGACCACCAGTAGTAGTAAGATATTTATTATCAGCAGCAACATGAATAACAACTTTCTTAGCATATAAATTTACAGTATTAGAAGATTTAGATGCCATTATATAAGAGAATCCACCACGACGAGTTTTATCGATAATAAGATGGAATCCATTATTAACAGCAAATTCCATTATATGGAAAGTCCAAAATTGAGCATCAAAGAACTTAGGAAAATCTCTTACCTTTTTAGCTGTGGCTTTATTAGAACCACGCTTAATAGTACTTTCATCAAGTTGTTCAATAGGAACATAATTAAGAAAGTTATAATGATGACCTGTAATACGAACATTCTTGATAGTGCCGTCGGGAAGTTGGAGACAAGGTGCGGAATAACCAAACTTACGACGATGTTGTTCTCTCTTTCTAAATTGTCTGTGAGGGATAGAATCTACTTTATAACTAGTATATACACCATGTTCTCTATAATAATCAGCACATTCATAAAACAATTCAGTATTAACAAACTTAGCACCAGGAATTATATTAAGAAGAAAACCTCCACTTTCACCAATAAGAAACAAATCATCATCATCAACATATCCACAATCTTTAGCATGTTTATATTTGCTTTTATCTTCATTGATATAATCAAGGAAAGGATAATTGGTAGCTGCCATAGATTACTTGTGTATTATACTAACGAGCAAAGCAACAACCGCTCCTACAGAAATACCTGCAAGATACAGTTGTTGCTTTTTATATACACTTAGTTGTGCGGTAAGTTTTTCATTTATAACACGAGTTCGGTTATAATTCTGTTCAGCTTTCATCATAAGATTACGAATATCATTTATGGTCTTATCTTGAATGATTATGATAGAATCCTTTTTACTAACTTCTTTACGAAGATAATAATAAGAAATAAGTTTTTCATTAGCAGCTCTAATCATAGCAATATCAATAGAGACAGTCGAGATTGTATCTGATTTTACGCCCTCCCCCGTAGAGACATGGCTCATCTCAGCACCTGCCGCGCGACTACTCCGTGACCAACTGCTTAAACAATTCGACAGCAGCAGAATCACTAAGATTGCGACTAATCTTAATTGCTTCATTCTTTTCTTTATTGATAATAACAATATCATACTTAATACTATCAACACTTCTCTTATGATTATCAACTACAACATTAGTTTGTTTGATAATATCATTGTTATCACTACTATTATTGGATATACATTTGTCAAACAAAGATGCTCCGATTACTATAACCAAGGCAGACAAGCCAGCCCAGATTATTAGATTTTGTTTATTGTCGCTCATTTGTATCAGTATTTACATCATTAGAAATAGTTGGCTCTAGTAGTCCCGAGTAGTCCTTCTCTTGTTCTTGTAACGTTTGGCCCTCATAACCAGAAGAACCATTATTACAACTATCGCTGGCATAACCAACAATAATAAAAACAATAATACAAACAACAACAATAATCGTATTGATGATGTCTTCTCTATATTTATTTCTTTGCATGATAATTATTGATATTATAAATTAGTTCATCACTCATTCGACCAGTAACAGTCATACCAACAACATGTTGAACTGCTCTAATAGCAGCAACAATACCTCTATTTACAGCATCGTCGAACATTTGGTATTGCAGTTTATCATTGGTAACATCATCAAGACGAAGTGGCAGCCAATACAATCTGTAATATGTATGATAAACACATTTGACAGCTTCAGGATTAGCTTTAAGTCTTTCAGTCAGTGCTTTATTACCACCACTCTTTTTTTTCTTCTCTTCATCTACATAATACCAAAGTTTATTATTAGGATTAAACTTTCTGGCAATACCCATAAAAGTTTCTCCGCCGTTATCATGAGGGTCATTTACATAACCACCTTCACTAACAATGATTTTATCAAATGCTTCTTTGAACTCCATTTAATGTTATATTTAATGATTAAGAACTCGAAGAATCCAACCTCTAAGAAATTTACTATTATGACCCTTACCGGCAATACGAACATATTGGTTGATACGTTCAAGTTTATATCGCATTACGATATTCTCTTTATTAACTTCATTGTTAATACGAACAAGAGAATCGACAGCGTGGGTATCTGTATTATCAACAATCTTATAAATTCTAACTGTATCTTTAATGTGAATAGTATCACAAAGAATGATTGTATCTCTACGGGGGAGAGAATCCATGCTATTGGTTGAGGCCGT